GGTTCTGAATGTCGCGCTCGACCAGGGCGGTGGAGCCGCGGGCGTCGATTTCAAAGTCGCCCTTGATGTTGATGTCGGGGTCGTTGGCCATCTTCCAGTCGTAGTACCTGGAGATGTGCGGCTTGGTGATGTTGTCGTCGTACAGCTTCACGCGCTGGCGCAGGACTGCGTTGGCGTTGTTGAACAGCATGACCATGCCGCCGACGGTCTCGGGCGCGCTGCCCTGCTCGCCGCCCATGATCTGGGGCATGCTGGTCTCCATGTCGGCAAACGACATGGCGGCCTGGGCGATGGCCAGCAGCTCTTGCAGGTGGCTGTTGAACTCAAAGACGCTGAACGCCTGGCGCACGTCGTCCAGGTCGTCCTTGGCCAGCCAGATCTTGTTGGGGGTGATCTCGTAGCTGTTGTTCTGCGGGACGACCATCCCCTTCTTCATCACGATCTGGCCGCCCAGCGACGTCTTGCCGTTGTCCATGACCTGGCGCCAGGCGCTGTTGACCACGCGCTGCTGGTGCTCCAGCTCGTCGGGCATGCCGTAGCCGAACGGGGAGTCGTCGGCCTTGCGCCAGTTCCAGACGTCGATGGGCAGGGTCTTGTCGACCACCCACGAGTCCATGGCGCCGATGATCTTGTCGTTGACGATGATCAGCACGCCGAAGGTGATGTCGGTCAGCGGGTCGCCTTGGGTGCGTGACGACAGCAGCTCCATCTCGTCAGGCTCAATCTCGCCGTGGTACGTCCACATCTCGTAGGAGTCATCGCGCACACGGTCGCGCAGCACCCGGCCCTCGGCCACGCGGACCTTGGTGGCCGGGGAGCGCAGCACCTCGCGGATGGCTTCGGCGTCGTAGCCTGGCAGGCCCACCAGGCCACGCAGTTCCTTCCGGTTGACGTTGCGGCGCAGGAAGAACCCGCGCCCACGCTGGTGGTCGTTGCCGCAGGACGGGTCGAAGAACGTGTCCCACGGGTCCCAGCGCATGCTGGCCGGGACAATGGCCTCGTTGATCTGCAGCTCTTGGGTGCCGTCGGGGCGCGGAATCCAGACCTTGCTGGTCTGGCGGGCCGGGAACGGGCCGTACATGACCATGGTGCCCAGGCGGATGCCGTCTTCGACGCCCTTGCGCGACTCGCCGTTGAAGCGGCACTCGGTCAGGCTGTCGTCGATCGAGCGCTCCATGCCCTCGGCAGCCTCCTTGGCGGCCTGCATGATCGCCTTGGCTTCCTGGTCAGCAGTCAGCCCGGTGGGCTCTCCAGTGGCCGGGTCGACCGTCTCGGCATCGTTGCCGACCATGTCGACCATCTCGGGCAGCGGCGTGGGCTTGATGCCCCAGTTGCGGTCGTCCACGGGGAACAGGATCTCGCACATGCGGGCCACGGCCTGGTCGACCTTGGGCCGCACGATGTTGATGACCACGCGGGAGCGGTTGCCCTCAACCATCTTGCGGGCGGGCGGGCCGTTGCGCAGCGTGTTCTCAAACTCACCGGTTGAGTTGTTGTGCTCGCCGAAGTAGAGCTGCGCGTTCTTGCGCCAGCGCTTCTCCACGTCTCCCGTGGCGCGGTGCTGCACCCAGTCGTCACGCATCTTGGTGAACGCGCCGTGCAGCTTTTCGATCTCCTGCTGATTGCGCTGCTCGTACTGCTCCTGCGTCATGACGTCGTTGCCGACCATCATGGCGATCTCTGGGGGAAAGTCGTTTGTGTTCATGGTGTGCCCTAGTACCCTGTGACCTCGTCAAGCGCTTGCCATGCGGCCTGCTGCCCGACGGGAACCTGCCAGTCGTCTTGCTTCTTGACCGGGTAGGCAAATGTGAGCGCCAGGCTGTCGGCCCGGTCGGGTGACTTGATGCCGCGCTTCTTGGCGTCTTGTTTGCTCTCAAGCAGCAGCTCGCCGCCCTTGTACCCGTACTGCAGCGCCGTCAGGTCGGTGACCAGGTCGGAGTCGTTGGGGATCGAGGCGCCGGCCTTGATCCACTCGCGCATGTCGCGCCACATGCGGGCGCGCAGGTTGTAGTGCTGGCCGTCGGACATCCTCAGCGCGCTGTTGACGTCGACCACCATGTCGCCGAAGTCCCGGCGCAGGATGTCGGCCACGCCGGAGCCGATGCCGATGGTGTCGACCGCGACCTGGGCCACGTCACCAAGCTGGCTGCGGATCTCGTCCTTGGCTCGGCCGGCCACGTCTACCACGTCCATGCCGCCGAAGACAACCTGGCGCAGCAGCACCCTGCCCTGGCGGAACGTGAAGCAGGTCTTGTCGTTGCCGAAGCGCGCCACGTCGATGCCCATGATGACCGGGCCGTTGGCCATGATGTCGGCCGGACCCTTGCGGGCTGCGGCCTGCACCACGTCGCCGCTGATGTAGGCGTTGGCCACCGAGGCGGTGTAGCTGCGGTCGACCTCCTGGGCCAGCACCACGGGGTCCAGGTTCTGGCGCTGCTTCTCGTACCACTTCTCGTCCTTGCGGGGGTCGTCGCGCCAGTCGAAGATGAACTTCTTGGTGCGGCCGTCGTGCGCTCGGCGGTAGAACGGGTTGCCGGCGCCGTTGGGCGTGGACACGTAGATCCGGCAGTTCGATGTCTGCGACAGCGCGGCGTCGGCGGTGTCGGGGTGCTCAAGGAACGCCGCCTCGTCCACGAAGTAAATCGACGTGCGGTTGCCGCGGCCGATGTTGTCGCCCGCCTCGCCGGTGATGAAGGACCCGTTCTCAGGGTTCTGGATCTTCATGAAGGGGGCATGCTTCTGGGCGTCCCAGCCCTCGGGCTGGAACTCACGCGGCAGCAGGTTGATGAACTCGCGCACCTTCCAGAACAGCGACGCCGGGTTGCCGATCTGGTCGACGTAGGGCTCCTTGCGCGAGCCAAAGCCCACCACGGTGCCGACCTTGAAGATCATCATCCAGGCGGCGAAGGCCACGCACAGCCAGGACACGCCAGCGTCGCGGCTTTTCTCGACCACGCCGTCCTCGCGCATCAGCCAGCGCTCCAGGCACCAGTTGATGAACTCCCGCTGCTTGGGGAACAGGACGAACGGCACCACGGTGCGTAGGCCCTTCTCGGCCAGACGGGGATCAAACGTCATGCCCCAGTCCGAGATCCAGTCGGCCGGGTGCCCGGCGTAGTAGTCCATCAGGCGCGCAACGATCTCCGGCTTGCCACGCATGCGCTCCAGGCGCTCGACCCGGGTCGCGAAGACCGTTTCGTAGTCGGGGTTGAGCCAGTCGAAGTCGGCCATTAGTCGCCCTTGATCAGCCGCTCGTAGGCCTGCTCGGCGGTCAGCGACAGGTCGGCCTTGATCTCGATCGCCCGGCCGTTTGCGCCGGTGTGCTCGACCTTGGTCTTGTCGCCGTAGGCGGAGGCGTGCAGCTTGCTGGCCACCTTGAGGTTGACGTCGATGGCGGCCTTCAGGCCCGACTCAGTCCCGATGGCGGCTGCCTGGCGGCCGTACTGCAGGGCGGCGTCCACCAGGCTGTGGGCGCGCTCGATGCCGCTCATGGCGTACTGCTCTTTGGTCTCGTCGCTGTCCATCAGGATCTGGCGCAGCTTCCAGCCCACGATGGGAAACGGCAGGGTTTCGGCGATCGCCTGGAACGACTCGCCCCAGACGTAGCGGTCGAACACCTGGTCGGCCACGGCCAGGACGTTGGCCTTCAGTTCGGCCGCGGCGTCGCGCGCCGGCTGGCGGTGCATGGCGGTGCCGTAGCGGCTGTCTGTGGGCTTGGGCTTGGCCATCAGGTTGGCTACTTGGCGGTCTTGGCAGACTTGACGAAGTCCGCCTTGCTGGGGGCGCCCTTGTCGCCAGGCTGGCGCATGCGCTCCCCAGATCCGCTGGCAATGCGCTCACGCTTGGCGGCGATGTTGGCGTAGAGCCCTTGCGAGGCTGCTTTGCCGATGATGCCTTTACCTTGCATGTGCGCTTCCAGAGGGTGGCCCCGTGACATCTCGCCTCCTCGGGAGACGGACGACTCGGCAAGCGCCAGGGGCCGTAAAAGGAAAAAGCCCGCTCAAGGCGGGCTGTTTTGTGGGCGCAGTTGCCCGGGGGCGACTATAAGGCAATGTGATACCCCGGTCAATCGTCGTCGTCCATGGTCTGCGGCAGGCGCGTCAGCCCATGCCTGGTGCAGATGGTCAGGAACCGAAGCGAGGCCTCGATGACCTCCTGCGTGGACTGCATGCCCCACTGGTTGCTCAGGTAGATCACCGAAGCGGCGATCTCGGGAGCCATGTAGAAGTTCACGCCGCGGCCGCCGTTCTTGCGTCGCCACTTGCGCTGGCGCTCGACGTTGGTCATGGCGTCGGGCTTGCGAGAACGGAAGCCCTTCTTGGCAGTCAGGTCGTCGTGCATGCCATCGACATCAAGGCGCCGCGGTACTGGACCACCAGCAGGATGGCCAGCAGGATGACCAAGCCAAGTGCCAGGCGCGCGTGCGGCAGAAAGACTCGGGGCTGGTTCTGCTTGAGCATCTTCCTGCCAAAGCGGATGCGCTCAATCCTGGCCGGGCAGGCGCGTCGGTTCTGGCACCTGTTGGGCCTGTTGCAGCAGCTCATGTTTGCACCCTGTCCTTGTGTGTCGTGAATCGCCACCAGGTGCCCTCTGCCTCGATGCGTTGCCAGACCAGCTCTCGCTCGTTCTCAGGCATGCCGTTCCAGTGGGCGACCTCCATGTAGGTCCGGCCGCAGCCTTTGCAGTGGTCGTCATAGAGCGTGGTGCAGACGGCGATGCACGGGCTGTCGGGGCGCGTCATGCGGCGGCCTCGTTTTGCTTTTCCTTGACGGCCAGCAGCAGCGCCCGCTCCA